TATCATCTTCTTCATAAACGCATCATGTCTCATGCTGAACCCCCTGTCTTTGTGTTAAAGTTAAGATGTATTACATTGCCATCATATGTCTTCTCGACACCTGCTTCTTCTTCTAACTCTACAGTAATGTCCATCTCGTTGTCAATAACTTCCGTCACATAGTCGTGAACTATATCACGTATTTCTTTTGACTCTTCCATAATAGGAACAGTGGCACACATCATCTTACAGAAGTGCATTACCTGTCCGTAGTCATCGTCATCCATTTTATTCTCAGGAAAAGCCATAATGGATATATCAATCTCGCCACTCCACTTACCGTCATCATCAGCGTAAGGCCGTAAGCGTATAACAAAGTCCTCATCTTCTATTTGTTTCTTTAGTTGTTCCATATCCATGTGCTATCTCCTTTTTACTTTTGTACCTTTGAATTTTATAAATATAGGGTGTCTGTTCTTACCCTTCTCTTTTAACCAGTCTTCGGGAATGATACGGTCATAGTATCTAAACCCATGCTTAATACACCAGTCAGCATATGAAGACTTTGCACCCTTACTAAGCTTGGCTTTACTATTAGTGAATACGAAACGAATGTCAAGCTTGGGGTGCTGTTTCTTAATAGCAATATGCTTTCTCCTATCTGCCGCCATAAACCTGCCCTTAGTCTCAATGATGATACCATTATAAAGTACAAAATCAGGAGTATAGGTACGGTAGGCTAGGTCTTCCCATTCAATCTTGATGTTCTCATATTCATACTTAATTTTGTGTTCATCAAGATAAATAGATATGTTGTGTTCTAGCCCACTGCGATACCCATGTTTAATAGCCATTCGCCTTGCCTTATGCAGCAATTACATCTCCTATGTAAGACACGATAGGTGGGTTCTTTGCCTGAGACTTAGCGGCTGGCTGCTCTGTTAGAGTAGGCCAACAATCAAAACGATAGCTGCAAAACTTACACCCATCATTAAGTACTTTGTTGCCTGTCTCCTTGCCTCTAAACTTTTCTGGTACTGGTTGAAAACACTTTTCAAATTTATTCTCCTCTACTGTTTTTACTGTATCTTTAATCTTCTGAACCTCTACTTCAAGGTCAAGACCTGTAGCTGGCACATACTTGAACGCACCATTAGCTTTATTGACTACCCACCAGCCGCCGACCTTCTTGCCAGATGCCTTTGCGTAGCCAGCCAATTGTCCTATGTACCCGAAACCATCACCACTGGCAAGGGTGTCATAGGATTCAAATTTGTTTCTATATGACCAGTCGGAAGCTGATTTAATATCATCGACAGCATCGTTAATGACAATATCATATGAGCCATGAACAACAGTATCCCCACAGTCAAGGCTAACTTTTTCACTATCTTCATACCTCACCCCCGCTTCCTTTAGTACTCCCTTGAAGACAGCTTCAACAATGTCTCCAAGCATCATGTTCATTATGAATGTATTTGGGAATGGTAGTGCAACCTCTGGTTTATTCTTCTGATACCAGAGTTGGCAGGTGGGGCGACCCACATTAGACATTCTCATCTTGAAATCGCCCCGACCCTTACCACTGCCAAACTGTCTGCGCATTGCATCAGCTACATCTTTAGCAACTTGCTGTATAGTATCTTCAGAGATTTCACTGTCACCATTAACAGCGTTCTCCATATACTGATGCAATGCTAGTTCAGCAGGATGGTTCATTATGCCACCTCTTCTTCCATTTCGATGTCTACAATATCATCAATATTTAAGTCATCTAACTCAGTATCATTTCTGCTCGTTGACTTTTCGGCATAAGCATTAATGATGTACTCGTTGTAGTTCTGTACCCAAGACATGAAGTCAGCAAACTTTTCTTGGTCATCCTGAGATAAGTCTACAGTATTCGTCACATCTAGTGATGCCAAAGGCAAGTAAAAGCTATTACCATTGGGAAGCTTACGCTCTTCAGTATTCAACGTAACATTGTGCTGTACAGGTAAACGCTTCATCTTGGCTAACTTAGTAAACACACCACCAATAGTCTTGAATGCGTCACGGTTTTCAACTTCCCAAATGAATGACGTTGTATCCAACTCAACAGGATTACCATCTGCATCTTTAGGGTTAATCAATTCAACATTACCAAGTACAACACGTACACGTTTAATTGATTTGATTAGTTCCTTGGTTGCCTCTGGCAATGCCTTAAAGTCTTCAATCCAGCCAGCCGGTTTGCCACAGTTAAACCCACCATTGTTATCCTTCAAGTCCATGTTAAGCGTATCAGCCATAACAGTCTTGACGTAACGATTAGGATTACCCGGCGTACCCATGATAAACTTCTTATACATGAAGCGTTGCAGGAATGGGCGTATAATAGCCGATTCAGCGTAGTACGTTGGCCCATCAGGTATCTCTAGCTTGTAAGTACCTGCCTTAACCTTAATGGCTTCAGAGCCAAGGATAGGCGAATGATTGATGCGTAGACGAGCAAGGAACATGCCCTGCTTCTTAGTTGTTGCAGCTTCATTTGCCATGCCCATAGCTTTAGCCATCTCAGCATAGTTATTCGTATCAATAGTTGTAAGTTCAGTCATATATTTAACTCCTTTTCAGTTGTAGAATGCATAGTTATATCAGGTTACGTCCTTGGTGTCAAGCCAATTCGGACCTATTTTTGCCTCTAATAATAGCGGCACATTGAAGTTTATTCCCCACCTAGTAGTTATAAGTTCAGGTAATGCTTTGTTAGTAGATTCTATAATATTGATAACCTGTTCTTCTTCGTTTGGGTGAACATCAATAACAATACTGTCATGTACTGAATTGACTATACACGACTTCATATCCTTTAGCAAGTCATCAATGTGCAATAATGCAATCGGAACTATATCCGCTGTAGCGAATGACTGCACAGGGTAATTCTTAATCTGTGTAAAGTGAGACACACGCCCGGTAGATTTACGTACCACATCAGGGAACGCAAACTCTCTGCCACTAGGCGTGGTTATCTTTTGTGTGTTCACAGCCTCTTTAGCCAGTCGGGAATGCCAAGCGGCGACTCCCTTATACTTCGCTGTGAAGTGTTCGTAGTATGCTGCTTCTGCTTTGCTTCTGCCATATCCTGTTGCGCCGTAGAGTGGAGCAAACGTATGCGCCTTTGCATCCTGTCTGCTCGTAGGCTGACCAGCATCACTAATAACTTTAGCGGTGTATGCATGTACATCAAATCCAGTAGATACTTCTTCAATTGCTACCTCATCTTGTGATAAATACGCTGCGGCACGAAACTCAAGCTGCGCAAAGTCAGCCTCAAGTATCTTGCCGCCTTCAAATCGTGACACAAATACTTTCTTTACAGGAAACGTGCCGCCACGTGGCATGTTTTGCATGTTGGGGTCAGCACCTGAGAACCTACCAGTAGCAGTGCGGTGCTGTAGTAACCTTACGTGCAGCAGACCATCTTGCTTAGTGTATAGACGTATACCATCAACAAATGATGACAGGTATGTATCTACAGCAGATAGCCTACGCACCTTAGATAAGAAGTCAACTGCATCACTCATACCTTTTGACTTAGCACCAGCCTCAAGTAACTCAAGGTTTTGCTTGCTGGTAGAGAAGCCATTAGCACTTGCCCACTTAGGTGATGGTGGCTTGAACTTTAAACCAGCGAGTTTGTCACTAGGAGTAAGGGTAAACCCAAGTGTGTCGCAGTTAGTACATCTACTTGGTTTTGCAAAAGGCTCACCATTCTTCTTAGTCTTTCTTACATAGCCTGTACCATTACACGTGGAACACTGCTTTGCCACAGTGCGATACAGCTTTGTAGTACCGCCAGCAATCAAGCTACGGAAGTCTGCATCATCCATGTAAGGGTCAATAGCATTACCCCAATATGGCTTGTCCGTAACCTTACGGCTGTAGATAACCCAAGACAATTGCTCTGGACTGTTAAGATTGATAGGTGTATCACCCATCAGCTTACGTACATGAGCCTGTAAGTCAGCAGTTAGTTGCTGCTTCTCTTGCTCAAACTCACTACGTACTTCTTCTAGCTTAGTCAAGTCAACGGCAAAGCCTGTCTGATATATCTTAGTCAGACACTTAGCCACACGGTTTGTCAGTCGTGCGGTAGATAACAGCCCCGCATCAGCAGGTGTGTTGAGTCTACGCCACAGCTTATTAGCAAGCTGCTGCGTAGCATGAAGGTCAGCAGATAAATATTCACACAACTCGTTGTATGGTATGTCTCGTGTACTGTAACCCTTCTTGAAATACTCCTTTAAGGTATCCTGCTTTTTGGTATCTAACTCATAGCGTTCTGCACAAGCCTCTAGTGATAAAGGTTCTTTGATGCCACGCTGCAAGACGTACTCGACAAGCATAGTATCAAACACTGCACCATCATACTTGAACCCTGACTCCCATAGCCATAGCAAATCATGTGCCACGTTGTGACAGATAAGTACTGTAGCTTGGTCAAGATACCACTGCACACGCTCGTGGTAGTCAGCTTGACTAGGAACATCTGCATGGTCAAAAGGAAAGTGCTGCTCAACACCTTGGTCAGTCAGTACACCTACCATAGTCAATGAGTTGTTAGGCTCAAAGGGGTCAAGGTGCATCTTACCACCACGATGCGTGACAGTGTTTTCTACATCAAGTGTTAGCTTCATTTTTATCTCCAAGAATGTAGTTATTAATAAAATGATTTAAGTCCTGTTTGTGCTTATACCATTTATTGTTACGAACAGTTCTCCACTCGTTATGTAACAAGCAAACTACAAATTTATTATTTACTTCAACCAAGCCAAAATTCTTTTGCCCAAAGAACTCTACCTTCAAATCACGCTCTAATAGTTTCCGTAGTTTTTTTAGTCTTTTTATTTGTCTAGCATATCTATTGCTATACACATCTTTATCCCAGCATTTATCACATAGGTTTTTAGATTGTTCTTTGTAATAGTTAATATCCTCGTCCAACTCATTTAGAGTTTCTTTTGTGTACATTTTAATCATCCGTGATACCTCGCTGTTTGATAGTCCAGTTCAACATCTATTATACCATGCCATCCATTAAGTTTATTCTTAACAATATTAATATTACGTACAGGGCTGTCCTCTTTCTCACCTTCTACTGACGTAGGTGCTTTGCCAATCAGTATCATAAGGTCAGCTTCAGCAGCCTTGCCTGTACGTGAACCTTCCATCATGGACTGATTAAGCTGTGACCTACCCTCTGCATCAGCAGATAGCTGTGACATATAGAATACAGCACAGTCATACGTCTTTGCAAGCTGCCTAGCGTAGATAGCACAAGCCTTCAGTGCTTCATCAGGTCTGGCATAATTACCTGCTACACCAAACTTATCGCCCATGTCTAGCACAAGTATGTCAGGATTCTCCGACTTACATACAGATTCAACCCACGACATATCTCTACCACCTGCATCCTTAATCTTAATGTTCTTCATAACAGGTTCATACATAGCTTTAGCCTTACCCATGTTGCTCTTGACTTCACGTGCAGACATACCAGCAGCGGCAGTTAAGTACCTAGCACCTACGCGGTGAGTAGGCTCTTCGTTACATAGGATAATGCACTTAGCACCCTGATGAGCAAACCCACCCGGCGCAGCAATCAAGCTGGCATGGAAGGATGTCTTACCAGTGTTAGGTCTAGCACCTACCTCAATAAGCTGACCACCCGACACACCCTCAACTAAGCGTGTTACGGACGGTATATTAAATGCCCACTTAGCTTCTAGTTCAGCTTTAGCCATGAGTGTTTCAATCGTGATGTCATCCCACTCAATGTTGAGGTTAGGTATGAAGTCATCTCCATATGACTCTAGTAGATTACGTAACTTCTCAAGCGTATTGCCATCACCATTGACCATATCAAAGCCAATGTTAGCTACATCCTCTCCTATAACCTGTTGAAATAGTTTAGATAACACCTCTTGTGCTACATCACTACCCATAGGCTGCTCACGCTTTATCTGCACAAACAAGCTATGATAAGATGCTTTCTGTGCTGTCGTGAGTGTAGGGTTGTTTGACATAAACAATGCCTCAATCTCATCAGGCAGTACAGTACGCTCATACCTATCCATAGCATCATCAATACAAACTTTAATCTTGCGTACATCTGTACTAAATAATCTGTTAGGACACTTGGAACCACGATGCTCATCGTAGAACTCTTTGTCCATTAAACTTCTAATCAGTGATAATTCCATTTAGCTTCTCCATATCTTCAGGGTTACGATATTTCAAATCATCCGTCAATTTAAGAACACGAACATCGTTTACGTATCCTCTTAACTCTTTTGCCATAAGCAATGTCTTCGGTAGCGCATCGGGGTCTAACGCTATTATGGCTGTTGAGAACTGTGCAAGATACCTTTTATGCGACTCTTGCAGTGATGTGCCAAGTATCGCAACCCCGACAAAGTTACCGTAACCAACAACGGCTGCACTCACACAGTCCTCAACAACAACTGCGACTTTACCACACCCTGCGGTATAAGGCAAGCCACTTTTTCCATATCGTTTCCATTTAGGTAGGCGATGCTCAGACAATGACCTGCCTGTACCATCTACCATCTTACCTTCGTGCATGACAGGAAATACCACACGGCTTTCCTTTACATCATACAACAAACCTAATTCATCTATATCTAATCCCCACGTATCACACCACCTATTCATGTGTACATTATCACGATGAGGTATGATGTACGTAGGTATTTCAAACGGTGTAGCTTCAGCAAAGTCTTGAGCATTCCCGAAACCTGCTCGTATATCATCTACAGATAGATGGACACGTGTGCCACCCTTAACTCCACAGGTCATACGATAGCAATTCCATACGAGACTACCCATATTATTAGTCACAGTAAAAGTATGTTTGCCACAATTGGGGCAAGCCATTCTCTTAGTATGACCATTAGCTATATCTAACTCTTTAACTATATTATATATATTCATTATATATCACTTTCCTTTGCGGCAGTTGAATGCTTATATCACGAGTTCTTACGTGCTGTCAAGGCTAATTCTGCACTCTTGCGTGTATTTTTCATGTAAGGTTTTACTGAACTAGGATTAGCGTGTCCTGTAACCGACATAATTTGTCCCATACCGACACCCGCTTCAACCATTTCAGTAGTACCTGTCCTTCGTAAATCAGACAACCTAAGTTCCTTAGATAATCCTGCTGCATCCATCAATGCTCTGCCATACAAGGGTAGTTTTTGTAATGAGTATGGTCTGTACTCACCTTGTATAGCGTAGGGACGTGGGGCAACATACTTCTGAAAGCCAAAGTCTTGTTCTTGTTGCTTCAACATCTCAAACAAATCATCTTCGATAGGCAGATGCACATCAGCATGACGCTTCGATTGTTCTATGTGAACAGTCTGTGTTTCAAAGTCAATGTTATCCCATACAAGCATACGCATATCGCCTAATCTCTGACACCATTCGTATGCCATGTGAGCAATCAAACCTATGTTACGGGTGCTAAAATCGCTGTAGGCGGCTTCTAGCAGCTTCTGTACATCTCCCCTACCCCAAATAGTCTTACGCCTCTCTACGGTGCGTCTACGTATGTTAGCGAAAGGATTGAGTTCACAGAGTTCCATTCGTAAGCCATGATTAAATACGATTCGGGTCACTGACATTATATGATTAGCCATGTGAATACCCTTCTCGCACCACTCATTGTATGCAACTTTTGCTACCCGTGTAGGTAGTTTTTTATAGTTGAGTGTGGACAGCTTTTCACCGTCCACCTCTGTGTTTAACATGACCCCAAGAAAGTATTCATACTGTTTCTTAGTTTCGTCACGTAAGTTCCTGTAATCGTAGGAAGAATAGTAATCGTTTACTAGGCTAGTAAGTTTCATTACGCCGCCATTTCAAGTGACTTGAACTGTGGTGTATCAATCCAACCAGCCACATCAATCTCACGCTTGAACATTGAGATAGCTTGTGTGTCATTGCCTGTGTTACGCAGGTTGAAACCGTTACGCTCATCAGCATAGGTAGCATAGTTAGTGAAGGCAGAATACAATGCCCATAGATTGCGACCACGCACACCAGCTTCTTGGCTGTATAACGTATGCATCTTCTCAGCCTTACGGTCAGACCGCATGATGCCCTCAAGTAATTCTTTGACATTGACATGGGCAAGACTAGTGTTAGCCCAACGCTGCATCTGTTCTGCTTGTGCAGTGAAGTCCTGTTGTGACCTCTCAAGTTCAGTGATGAACCTGTCAAGACTAAAGTTGCTAGTGTTCTTACGCATTACCTTGTCATGCTTACCCCGGATTTGACCATTGAGGCAGAAGAAGTCAATAGCACCAAAGATAGTGGTGTTAGAACACGTACCGTTTACACCATGCAGGGCAATGATACGCTTCATCAACGTAGTCTCATGCTTGTCAGTAGCAATCTTGGCAGTTACGTTAGGCAGTGTCATGTCCATCATAGCCCAGCCATCCTTATGTGCGCTGCGCCAGTTAATCTGTGCGCCTTCCATGTCGTAGTCAGACAGTGTTGCAGTAGTCGTGTCCATGACATTGCGGAAGAAGTCACCATGTGATGCACAGGTGAAGCCATTACCTACGATGCCGATATAGTCACCAGTATTCTCATTGATGACATACTTCTTATCGTCCACCTTGGTAGGCTCAAAGGTTACGTTAAAGTCTAGGTTTTCTGGAATGTACTCTAATGGCATGATAATTCTCCTTTGTAAATGTTAACTGTCGTTGTGTTATATAGGTAGAAAACGTGTTATTTAACACATTATTTATGTAAGACCTACCAATATAAAAAATATTATTATTCCAATCATTATATCCATATGTTCTCCTTTACAGTATGATTAGTATTAGTGGTAGTATGGTAATCCATAACAACAAGTCCATAGTTATACTCCTTATTATATAAGATGTCAACTCTGTGGCATCTAATAGCCCCAATATTTTACTTCAACATTTTCATCAACAATCAAACGCTTCATCACACACCATGCTTCATCCATGTTACGTAAATCCTCGTAACTAATCTCACACAAATCAGACACAGATTGTCTGATAGGCACGAAAGCCTGTAGCATTTCCAACACAGCTTGCTGTTGTTTAGGTGTCATGCTTTTCCATGTAGCAGTAGCTTGCTCCTTGGTAATTTCCCATTCTGATTTAGTTTTTTTATTACCCATCTTGTAACTCCTTCTGAAACTCATTCCATGCGGCAGTAAATACCTCGTTGAAACTGTGGTAGTTGGCATCCTCAAAGGCAGCAGACGCTACCTCAAAGATGTCTTGCCCACTCCACTTAACTGCTTGGGATAACTGTATCCCTTTGATTTCATTGCTAGTCATTTTTATTCTCCTTCATCCATTGTGGCATGTTACGTCCATTGTTATACCTAGCGAAACTGCTTTTGTCAACTCTATAAAACCTACGATACGCAATGATAGGCCAATCCTCATTTGTTTTTAGCTGGTCATGCCCACTGAAACATTGTGGATGCGGTGTCATAAAGTTAGATACATCAGGTATGTACTTTTCTGCCTCGACAAGCGCATCAAAGTGACGCATAGACTTGTGACCATAGTTCACACTGCCATCACTTCTAGTCACATAACGATACATATACTCATCATTCATAGCTTTCATAAGACGTACAGCAAATCTATAGTTAATGCGGGTTTCCCTAGCCCATTGAGTACATGGGTGGTTGGTGTAGGCTATCTTGTATAGGCCAGCTTCCTCTGCAAACTCAGGCGCATGGATACGCACAGCGGTATTGAGCATCTGCGCTTCTTCCAATACCATCTTGCATATGTGCTGGTCACATAGCTGCTGGGCAATAGCCTCTGGTGTTTTGTCAATGATAAATCTATTCATTGTATTTCTCCTCTGCTACGGAAACAAACATATCAAATATCTCCTGCAACTCTCTCCCAATCCAAACCTTGTCTATGACATAATCCTCTGGCGCATTTTCTAGCATGTCAAGTATCATATGCAATCTAATGTATGGATTATGTGGCTTGTTTGTGTTTAGCAAAAGTGTTACCTCATTCATTACAATTCTCCATGTACCATGTTTTGAACTTATGAAAGGCTAACAGTTTGTATGCTTCCAAGTCAAGGGTTTCCCAATCTCTAATGCTAATACCACACACTTCATGTGTGTTTTCTATTTCAGCATCAAGCATCACCATGATGGCATTAGCTTCTCTAGGTGTTAGCTGTAGCCATATTGTCTTTTCTTTAGCCATCGTAATCACCTCCTTCATCACGTTCATATAAGTCATCTACATCTATACCATCACAGATGTATGAGTAGTCATAGTTAGGTATGTTAAATAGCTTGATACTACCATCATCATTACGAACATAGTCATCAGCTTCAACATCCACTACAGCTACCGACATATCCCAAACAGTTATACCATATGTTTTATCAGGGTCAAACATTGTCAATCTCCTCTATATTAATCTCAACTTCTCTCACATGGTCATCCCATATGGTATGAATTGCATCCTCGTGTGCGTCTTCCTCTGTGTCACCTTCCACCTCAAATTTGTGGTAGACTGCGACATACGCTGTCCATCGTTTACCCATGCTCACCTCCATTACCATTCTACAGGGTAGAACACTTCTACCATGCTGTCACACTTAGGGCAAGTCAGTATCGTGACCATGCTAAACTCATCACCACGATGCTCATCGGGGTTGATGTCATAGTCTACGTTCCAGATTAGTTCGGTATCTTTACAGTGCCAACAGTTCATGTGCCATTCTCCTCTACATCTACAGCTATGGACAAATCCCAACGTGCGGCATCCTGACGTAAACGGGCTTGTAGATTTTGCCAGTAGTAATAGTCATCGTCATAGATGTCATCATCAATATCATTCATATGTCAATCTCCTCTACTGTAATGTCTGCTTCATAGTCACCATCATATTCTTTCCAGTGTATGCCATCAAAGTTAAAGGCTATAATCTTTGCTTGGTCAGCAGATTCAGCTTCAATGGTGGCAACACAAGCCACTGTATAGCTTCGGGTTACTTCGTACTTAGGCATATTCAATCTCCTCATCCAGTTCATCTATGACAGACTTGGTGTAGTAGCACAAGAAGTTACAGTTAGGGCATTGCTCTTG